TCAGGGCTGGGGGAGGTTTGCGAGAGCTTGGCTGATGCTGCTGAGGACGACGAAGAGGCCAATGAGCGTTGATGCGCCTCCGATGATCCCGACGACAGCGCCCACCACAGCCCACCACGGGGCCTTCGGTTTCTGCTGCGCCTTCATCTCGGTCACGTCGGCCTCCAGCTTCCTAAGCCGATCGTCCATCCCCTGGAGGTGTGACACCTTCTCCTCAATTCTCCCTAGGGTGACGGCGATGCCGGTGATGTCAGTGCTCGATGCGTTTTCATTCATAGGTGTTGTACGCCTCTGGTTGCCCGTTCGAAGTGTCTCCGACGTTCAGTAGAGCCATGACCAGCGGGAGCAGCACGGGTGCCGCCTCAGCCGGAAGCAGCTTGAAGTAGATGAGGACCGGCACGGCGGCGATGCAGACGCCGTAGATGTACTTGCGGGTCTTGGGGGTGAAGATGTTAGTCATTGATGACTCCAATCAGGGTGAGGGTGATGAGCCATCGCTCAGGGGTGATGTCGTGCGAGAGCGCGACAATCTGGGAGTCCTGCTCCGTACCGTCGAAGCGGACGATGATGCGCTGTCCTACGTCCAGGACGGAGGCCATCGCTAGGTCCTCTTGGGCGTTCCACTTCACGGAGGAGATGAGCCGCGCTGTGTGGTCGTTCGTGTCCAGAATCTCGGCCAGACGGTTGTTCAGTGACTCGTCATACGGGACCTCACTCCAGAGGTTTGTTTCTAGCCGCTCGGACCTCACGCCGTACTTGACGATGGAGGGATCAGAGGTAACGACCAGCTCGTCATTTTCCTCATTGGCACGGGCAGCATCCACGCCGTAGTTGGTGACCTCCAGGCGGTTGGTGAGGCTGCGAGTGCTGTAGGCGGCGGCCACGTCCACGTAGTGGAGGGCGTTGTCATCCACCAGGTCTGTGAAGACGGCGGTGACGGGCAGCGCGGAGCCGGGGAGACGGAAGCGGGTAACGCCGTCCATCCCGACGTACCAGGACGCACCTACCGAGTTGCAAGCAAGGTCCAGGTGGTTGGCCAGGTTGGACTCATAGATGGTTTCGCGGAGTCGCTGGTCATAGTCGGTGACGGCCTGGGTGAGGCGGACGGTGTGGAACGCGATACGCTCCACCTCCTCCGTGGCACCAGGGACTGTCACAGCACCGGCAAGGGTGATGCGAAGTACCGCTGTCGTGGCATCGGCTACGAAGTCCAGGTACGGAAGCGTCGTGTCTGGACCAACGGTGACCGCTGCGGCTGCGCCCTCGGTGAGCACGGAGAGGCGGTAGCTGGTCGCCAACGGCGCGCCCGCGATAGAGGCCCGCGCCTCGAAGCGGTACGTCTTACCGACGATGAGGCCCGTAGCGGTCTTCTCGATTCCGAGAACGTCGGCAGCAATCGACGTGGCCCCGGTGCTCAGGCTCTCCACCCAGAGCGCCTGGTTGGTACCGGAGACACCGCGCCGGATGCCCTCAGCGGTGATGTAGCTGATGTTGGTGGGCTTGGTCCCAATCCGGGTCCAACCGTCCAGGTCACCGGCATCCAGCACCAGCATGGAGCTGCGCGAGCTGGAGTAGGCATTGACGCCTCCAGCGGTGACAGCCGCCACACGCGCGTACCAGATGCGTCCACCAGCAAGACCGCCCACCGCGAGGGTCAGGACGTTGCCTAGGTCGTAGTTGTAGACCGTGCCGCTGAAGTTGGCGTCACGGGCCACCTGGAGGCGGTAGCCGGTGAGTCCCGTGGTGGTGCTCGGGGCGCTCCAGGTCGCAACAAGGTGCGCTGTGCCGTTCTGTGCCCAGGTGTTCAGCGTCGGCGCGGGAAGGCCCACGTAGGCGCTGACGACGTTGGACCAGCCTGACCAGCCCACAGCGTTGGAACCGCGCGAGCGGAAGTAGTACGTGCGTCCAGGGAGAAGGCCCGTGAAGGTCGTGGTGCCGTTGGACGCCACGGTCTGTACGTTCTGGGTGAAGGCCGCATCGGTGGCGCACTGAGCCTGCCAACCGGTGATAGCGGAGCCACCGTCAGTGGTGCCACTGAACCGGTAGCGGGCAGTGGTGGCGGTGAGTTCGTCAACGCCGATCGACGTAGGCGCACCAGGGACCGTGGGGCGGAAAATGTACGTATTGAAGCTGGCAGCTCCACCAAGTCCGGAAGTGCCTGTGGCCTGCTGTCCGATGTTGACGTACTGCGTGTAACCGACGCCCCAAGCGCCAAGCTCACGGATGCCGAAGCCCTTACCTAGGCTGACCGTTCCACCAACACCGATACCGTTGACCGTGCCGTACCAGCGATACGAACCCACGAACGTCTGGGGGTCAGAGCAGAGGACGTAGAAGCGGACGACAGACCCGTCATCCGTGACGCGGAGGGTACCGCGATTACCAACACCGTAATCAGCCATTAGAAGCTATACACCACCTTTGGAGCACCCACCGGGGGTGACTCAATAGGAGCGAGCGCGGAGCTAGATAGGCGAGCAATGCGCTGCTCGAAAGTCTCGTAATAGGGGGCACCGATCATCGCGCCGTAGCGGGGCGTGGTGCCGTGAATCTTGACGGCATCGGAAACCGTCACAACAACCGATGTGCGCTTCTCACCTGTGCTCTTCTTGAAGGGGTAGGTGGAGGAAACATCTGTGACCGTGCCCGTGAAGATCGGGGTTGCCGGGTAGAAGCGGGTTACTTGGATGTCGTCCAGATAGGAGTTGCCAGCCGCAACCTGATTGAGCTTGAAGGCGATAGCCTCCGTAGCCGTGCGCGCCTTGAACTCGTAGACGCGCTTTTCATAGGTGTTGGCGGTCGCCAGAGCCACGGCGGCAGAGCTTCCACCTCCGGCCTCGATGGACACCAGAGTGGTGGCGTTGCCCTTCACCCAACCCTCAACGCGATACCAGCCACCAGGGGCTAGCCCGGTGAAGTTGCGCGTGACGGTCTTTACGCCGGTAGTTGTCGATGTCGAACCTGCGTAAGTGCCTGAGTGTGCGTTGAGGGGAGTGATCCCGGTTAGGCCTGTCCAGGAGTCCAGGCCGTTGTTGGTCACCTGAGTCCACGCCGTACGGGTCAGCGTGAAATCATCCCAGTGAGAGGCGTTAGGCGCATTGATAATGAAGCTGTTCGTTGCAGCTCCCGTGGTGTTCTGGGTCACCTGAGTCCACGCGGACGTTGCCGTGTTCCAGTAGTACCCGGCGAGCTGGTACGGGTGACCCACCAGGAGGCCTGTGAAGGTCTTTGACTGACCAGAGCCATAAGCTGCTGAGCGGGTGCCTGTGCGCGCTCGTACGTTGGAGTTGGTGCCTAGCCAGCCGTCCATAGCGTTAGTACCGGTGGTATACGCTGCGCCGGTTAGGGTGACGTCATCCCAAGAGAAGCCACCGCTACCGACATTTGTAAGGCGTAGTTCATGAGAGGTTGAGGTTGCTGTGAATGTGTAGGAGACATTCCCATAGGTACTAGCCGGAATCGCCACGTCGGCGCTGTTGCTTATGCCGGTCACGCCGATTCTTGCGGATCGACCAGAGTTCAGAGGGCGCGCCCAGGCAGAGAAGGTGTAGGACCGACCAACTACCAGACCGTTGACAACTCGGGTTACAGACGTGGCGGTGTTGTACGAGACAGAGAGGGCCTTGATTCCGGTTCGCGCGGTTCCGGCGTTGTCGAGGAGAAAGGTTGTTCCATTGGCTACCCAGCCGCCAGTATTGGACTCAAAACCTTCTGAATATGCAACCTCTCCAGCCGGGTAAGTTGCTTCTGTGAATCCCTCAAAGCCGTGTGAGTAAACCTGCTGAGCTGGCCAGCTCGTAGCGGCGTACGTGTCAAAATCGTGCGTGTAGATGACCTGATCCGACTTGCCGGGAATGACAGCTCGGACAACCTGCCCAGGCTCGAAGACACCACCGCTGAGCGGGTCCTGATCGTTGTGCAGCGTGAAGCTCATAAGCCCCACGTCCGTCTTGATGCCAAGGCCCGTGCGAGAGCCGCCACGGGTGATAGAGCAGCGCGTGGCCTTAGCCAGTGAGACAGGGCCAGAGGGTGCGCCCTTGTGTGTCATGAGGCCCGACACGTCCATGAACGTGGTGGCAGATACGGTGACGGACGCCACGCGAACGGTCACGGAGTAGCGTGTAGCTCCAGCGGGAACTACACCCGTCCACGTCGGCTTCACCCAGGCGGTACCGGAACCAGCACCCGTGTACGCACCGAAGGACGTTCCGCCTATCCACGCCCCAGTTCCGTTATGGAACCGAACGCCGACGATGTAGCCGGGTGTCGGCACGTTCATACGGACCCAACGGCTGACCGTGATGGTTTCGCCGGGGGTGACCGTTGGCCCAGAGAAGATGACGTCTGATCCCTGCGCCTCGATGGTGGGTGCAACGTCCTGGTTGCCGTAGGAGTCGATGCCGCGCCCAGCGACGGTGCCGGACTCCGGGGACGTGAAGCGTGCAAGCGTGCCGAACGGTAGGACATTCTCAGCACCGTTGGCTACCCATGTACGGGTCCAGCCGAAGCGGGTACCGAAGGCGGCGGCGCTTCCCGTGGAGACAGCCGTGGGGTTGGACTCCAGGGTGGTGTAGTCGCTCCAGGAGGGGACCCGCTCAATATCGACCTTGCCGAATAGGGGGCGCTCTACAACGGTCATAGTCGGCCTCCGCCCTTGTAGTACTCGTCAAGGGCAATCGCGACACGTCGCCCAATTTCGGGGCCAGTGTCTAGACCGCCGTCAACACTGATGTTGATGACGGTGGGGGCAGGAGCACCGGCACCCGCGTAAGCGAACTCAAGGGACGGCGAAGTCAGCTCGGGGTTGAAACCGTCAGCGACCTTGGATGACAGGGAGTCCATCGCGCCGTCCACCAGAGAGGCGTTCTTGAGCAGACCTTGAGCGAGACCCTGGACGGTGTTCTTTCCGTACCCGGCCATGAGGCGAGACGGGGAGTGGATGCCCAGGAAGGACAGGAAGTTGCCAACGGCATCCTGGGCGATCTTGAGCAGCGCGGAACCAACCGAGCCAGCGGCCTGGAAGATACCCTTGACTAGCCCGCCGATGAGGTCCACACCGGCACGGATGAGCTGCGGGACCAGCCCGATGAGCGTGCTGATCATCTTGGGCGCAAGGTCGATAAGAGCGCTGATGAGCTGCGGAATCACCTTGGGGATTGCCTGCACCAGACCAGTGAAGAGCTGCACCGCTGCGTCGATGAGGCGCGGGATCATCCCTACGACGGTGGAAACGATCTTGGGCAGAAGGTCCAGGATCGCGTTGAGCAGCAACGGCAGGATGACTGGCAGCGACTCGACCAACGCCGTGAAGAGGTTGATAGCGGCATCCAGGATGCCGGGGATCATGTTGAGGATGGACTCCACCAGCTTGGGGAGAAGATCCACAATCGCGGTGATGAGCTGCGGGATGATGACCGGTAGCGCCTCAACCAGAGAGTTGAAGAGCTGGACGGCGACCTCAAGGAGCTGCGGGATCATTCCGAGAATGAGCGTGACAAGCTGCGGAAGGATCGTGACCAGAGTGTTGAGGATCGACGGCAGCACAACCGGAATGGCCTGCACCAGCGCGGTGAACGCCTGGACAGCGGCAGCAAGAATCTGGGGCGCGCTCTGGACCAGGAGGTCCACGATGCCGACGATGAACGTCATGACCGCTGTGACCAGCGCCGGGAGAATCTGGGGGAGGGCCTGAGCGATAGCGGAGAACGCCTGGACGGCAGCGTTGAGCAGCGCGGAGCGACCCTCACCAATGGACGCGATGATGGGCGTGAGGCCTCCACCAGCAAGCCAGGCAGCAGCGCTCTGGATACCCGCAATGAGGGCAGGGAGAAGCCCGGCGATCAGGCCGGAGAAGTCCAGCGTGCCGGTGCCGTTGAGGAGGTTGAAGATGAAGTCAGCGAAGGCGTTAGAGGCGGCGGTGATTCCAGCGGTGAAGGACGCGAACGCGTCAGACCCGGCAATGCTGTTGACCAGGCTTCCGAGCGCGGCGGTGACCGCCGTGACGGCGGGGAGCAGCGCGGTACCCAGGGTCGCGTAGAGGTTCTCTGTACCGGCGCTGAGGCGCTGCTGAGCACCGGCAAGCGTGGTGGACTCACGGGCGAACGCACCCATAGAGTCAGCGGCCTGCTCGTTCAGGAGCGCCATGGTGGCGGTGAACTTGGCGTTCTTCTCCGCCTCACCGGACAGGCCACTAAGGCCCATCTCGGCCATCTTGGCCTTGAGGGCAGCCTCATTGATGCTGATTCCGTAGCGCTCGATGGGATCACGCTCACCCCGGAGCAGCGAGGACAGAGCCGCCACCGCGTCAGAGGTGGAGCCACCGAACTGGGCGGCGAGGTCGGCACCCATTCGGATGAGGCCGTCCGTCTGACCGGATAGCTGGTCCTGCGCCACGCCCATGTTCTTAAGCTGCGATCCCAGGACGGTTGCCAGTCCGGCGTACTCACTCTTGGCGAGACCTACGCTGTCAGCAGCCTTGTTGGCCCAGTCCTCCATTTGGCCCGCGCTGGACTTGAAGACGGACTCCATTGCGCCCATATTCTGCTCCAGCGTGGAAGCAGCCTTGACGGCCTTGACGCCAACTGCAGTGGCGATGACACCGGCGGCGACGGCTACAGCCCCCGCACCCTTGGCGAACTTGGCCATGGCGGACTCTGAATCACCAAAGGCCTTCTGGAGGCCCTTAGCGTTGGCGGTGATTGAGACAATTACCTGGTTCTTAGCCATTGCGGGCCTCCTTACTTCTGTCTCGGTTTGGTGCCCCCTGGGTCTGCGAGACTCAGCCCAGGGGGCGGCTTATGGGCGCTTACGGTTGCGCTTGCTCAGGGCCTTGGAGATTGCGTCTCGTTCACCAAGGGTGAGGTTGTCGTACTCAGAAGGCTGGATGCCTCCGAAGACCACGAAGTCCGCCTTTAGGCGGTCTCGCTCGGCTCGGAGGCGTCGCCTTCCCCCTCTTCCTCGGTCTCCTCGACTTCCTCGTTCAGGCCGACAATGTCGTTGATCTCGGATAGGGGGAGGGCGAGTACGTCGTTGAACTTGAGGGTGGGGTTGCCCTCGCGACGCTTGACGACCAGAGCGAGGGCATAAAGGCCCTTGATCATCGGACGCTCAGTGTCGCCAATGCGGGCGATAGATGCACCGGAGAGGTCCTCAATTAGGGACAGCTCGTTGCCGGTTAGTGAATTGAAATCGAACATGATTAGTCTCGTTTCTCAGTTGAGGTTGTTTGACCGGAGAATGTCGTCAATACCGTCGGTCAGCTTGGTAATGACCTGCGACTGGCTGCGCTTAAGCGCGTCAGTCAAGAAGGGATCGGCACGGTGGCCACGGTGCGGGTCTCCGTAGTGGACGACGCCCGCGTAAGCACCGCGCCTGGCGTACCCGGCGCGGACAACGGCCTTGGTCTTGCCACGTCCAGCACGGAGGGTGCCAGCGACCTCACCCGAGTCACGGGGAGGGTTAGCAGCGGCGACGACGGTGGTGCCCAGGCTGTGCATGAGGTCGCTCATCTGGTTGAGGCTCGCGTTCGCGTCCCTCAGCTTCTTGAGGACCTCATTGACTCCCTCAATAAGGACGGTGCCGCCCTTATGGAAGCCGGAGCCAGCCTGGGCACTAGCCATTACGCGCCGTCGTCCTTGGTGGGTACACCGTCAATCTCGAACTCGAACTCGAAGACGAAAGCGGACGATGCGGAAGTGTTGGCCTCGCCACCGATAGTCGGCTTGGGGCCAATGGTCAGCGTGCCGACAAAGTGCGGCTCGGCAGCCGTCGCAACGGCGTTACCGTGCGGGGCGATTGTGTAAGCAACTCCCGTGTCACCACTGTTCTCCCAGACATAGCTCCAGAAGGACGTAGAAGCGGTGGACTGGATAGCCGAACCGCGAAGGTAGAACTGGCGAGAACCACCAGAAGCGGCATCCTCGAAAGTGATTACGTCGGAGTCCGCCTCCTCGTTCTCGATGGTGTAGCTGATCAGGTCAGCGGCGTACTCGGCTCCGGGCGAACCGAGCGTCAGGACGGGCTGCTTGTTGCCCTTAATGCGGGATGAACCCACGATGATGCTCCTTAGTTAAAGGTCACGCCGGAAGCGGTGACGTTGATTGCGATGGTGAATGCCTGGCCGTTGTTGATTGCCCACTCAAAGGGCTGCGAGAATCCGGAGACCTCGTAGCCGTCCTCAATCAGAGGACTGTCATATGAATGGATCGCCTCAATAGCGGCGTTGACTAGCTCGTCTGCCTGGTTGGTTTCAGAGCCGTTGTCTCCCTTGGATGCGGATACCCAGACCTCAAGACGCAGAGTCCACGTCTCGAAGGTCTGGCCCGCTTCTCCGTAGGGAGACCCACCCAGGACGACAGCGCTTGGTTGAGCCGTAGAGCCTGGAATGTGGTTGTAGGTGTAGACCTCAAGGCCTTCTAGGGCCTTTCGGAGGTCTTCACGGACCTCGGATAGGTGTGCTCGGTTCATGCGAAACCTCCAGGGAGGTAGGGCGCGAGCATCGGGCGTACGGCGTCCAGCGGGTCACGTCGTAGACGGATCGCGGACCCGTCCACAGCGGTGAACTGTGAGACACCCTGAGGGGCGCTTTTCCGGTAGAAGAGGTCAGCGCCAACCTCGATGTACGCGCGCTCCAGCACCTCGACGGGGACCGGGGAGACCCGGACCGGGGTGGATGGTTCCACCCCGGTCGCATAGGTGGTGCCGGTGTGACGATCAACCAGAGCAATTGCCTCGGACAGGCAGCCCTCAATGAAGGCGTCGTGTATTCCGGGGGCGCTACCAGCACCGCTTGAAACAAACTGCTTCAAACGGTCAGCTAGCTCTGGCGTTGCGGGCATGCTTAGGAAGCCGCGAACTTGACCGGGACGATGAGCGAGGTGTTCTCGTCAGCGATAGCGCCGTAGCGGTAGACCGAAACGTCGCGAGTCAGGTTGACGATGTTGTCGTCCTGGAGCGAGACAAGAGCGGAGTCGTACTGACGGATAGCAGCACCGTTGACGAACACCGCCTGGCCAGTAGCCGCACCGCTCGAAGGGGTGTCGTCAACCTCAACCGGGATGCCAAACAGCGTTGCCTGGAGGCCACGAACGTTAGCGTTACCGGCGCTGTTGCCCTCAGCTACGCGAAGAACACGGTCACCCGAAGTGGTGAGACCCACCAGGTGAGCGAATACATCTTCCGTGACGATGAGCTTGTCAACGCTGTAGCCCTGCGCCTTGAAGCGCTTGTTGGCAGCAAGAATTGCGGTCAGCCACTTAGCGGGGTCCATGGAAGCCAGTACGGCTCCACCAACAACAACACCAGCGTTGGACGCAATGGCGCGGTTTGCGGCGACGATAGCGTCAACCTCGGCGCGTAGGACGGCCTTCTTGTTGACACCGGCCTGAACGGCCATGTACTCCAGGTTGCGCTGGACAACCGGAAGGGTGGAACGCTGAATCTCCTGGAAGGAGAACTGAGTGCGGCCACCGTAGGTGTGAACCGTGGTAGATGCCGTCTCCAGCTTGAGGTTCAGGTAGGCGAGGTCGTCACCCTCGTTGAGCTGCTCCTGGATGGTTCCGGTAGCGCTCTTGAGCTTCGCGTACTCCAGGGTCATGCCCTTGCTCGGAAGTGTGCCGCGCGAGAAGGTCTCCGCGTAGATGCCAGAAGAGTTGTCGAAGATACGGGTCAGGTCACCAACCCACTGGTTCTGGAGGGGAGCGTCAGCCAGCGTGCCACCTGTGTAAGCACGGGTCAGAGCCTCCTCAGTGACGCGACCGTTGCTGGCGTTGTAGGCCTCCGTGACGGCCTCGTCGCCCTTGGCAATCGCAAGGACGGCCTCGGCAGCAGAACGGGTGTCTACCTTGGGCTTCTCGTCGCGTGCGGCGAGCTTCTCCGGAAGCATCGAAAGCTCCTGGCGGAACTCCTCTAGCTCGGCTCGGACCTCAACCAGGTCCTTGTTTTCGTCAGTCATTTCTGACCTTTCATTAGTAAGGACCTGGGGGTCCGTGGACTCCTCGCGAACTGCGAGGATGGATGCGAGGGAGTAGGCCGGTCTTGCGACAACGGACACCTCCCGAAGTCGTGTGCGGGTGCGAACGGTGATGCCGTTCTCGTCGCGGTGTTCCTGGGGGGTGAAGCCGACGGAGAGCTTGTTGAGGGCACCGTTCTTGAGCTGCTCATAGACCGACTTGGCGAGGTCGGAGAGCGCGAGCTTGGCGCGGATGAAGAGACCCTCAGAACGGGTCTCAGCGGCCTCCACAACGCCGATAGGGGTGTGGTGTGAGTCGTACAGCCAGACAGTGCCGTCAAGCTCCACAGAGCCGCTCTGGAAGCGCTCCTGGAAGCTGGTCCCCGTCTTGGGGTCATGGATAGTGACTGTCTGGTCCCAGGGGACAGCGATTCCCTCTAGGTAGCCCTCACCGGAGTCCTCGCGGTACTCCAGCTCGGCGGAGCGAATCTCAAGGTCACTCATCGGAGGCCTCCTCTTCCTGGTCGGGAGCGGCGGTCTCGTCTGTCTGCTCGAACTGCTCGGCCTGGGCGTCAAGCTCGGCCTGGGTCTTGTGATCGCCGCCGGGGATCGGCGGGAGGTTCTCGATGGAGCGGACCTCGTTGACGCTCATGAACCCGGCAGTGAGGGCCTGGGTGTGTAGCGCGTAGCGCGTGGTGGCGTCGGGGCGAAGAAGGCCCTCTAGGTTGAAGCGGGCGACTGTGCCGCGCGGGAGGAGGTCAGAGAAGGCCTCTTCGATTTCGCGGAGGTAGCGCGTTAGCGTGTACTTGGCGAAAGTGGTTTCGGCCTGGCCGATGTTGGCGTACGTTTCGGAGGAGCCTTCGACGGCTGCAAGCATGAGTACGGCGGGGATGCCAAAGAGGCGGGCAATAGCCGTGTTGTCGAACTGGCGGACCTGGAGCCACTGGGCGTCCTCGGGGCTGAGATAGACGCTCTGCCAGGACCAATCGCCGTCAAGGATCGCGGGGCCACGGTGACCGCCCTGAGTCTCGATCCAGCGGGCCTTAGCCTTCTCGGCGTTTTCGGCGTTCAGGGGGGTCTTGCTGGAGAGGATGCCAGTGGGGACACCTGAGTCCTGGAACCAGTTGGCTCCGTGGTCACGAACGTCCAGCGCGCCGCGTAGCTCGGCGTGGCAAGCCTGGATAGGGCCTCGTCCTTCCGGCTGTCCGAAAACGCGGAGGTGGCTGAGGTGCTTAATCTCAGTCGTGTCGTACTTGCGGCCCAGGTATGTGTAGCCGGTGACGTTGCCGAAGCTGTCAACCTCGATCTTCACGTCCAGAGGGTTGAGAACGCGGATACCAGTAACGCGGCCTTGGTTGTCTCTGAACACTCGCCAGAAGGCGTTCCCGTTGAGGCAAAGGGATAGGGACGTTCGCTCAAGAGAAGCTGACAAGCTTTCGTCAGAGTCGGGCCTACGGAGTAGGAGGGGCTTCTCAATCGGCTCGTCACCCTTGTACGCGTCAAGGGTGAGCTGCATAACGGATGTGGAAATGACCTGTGCGGCTCGGAAGACCGAGATGAGGCTAAGAGCTGCACCAGGGGAAACCTTCTGGTCGAAGTCCGCACGGGTAGGAACATCGTTGACCGTGGTTCCGTCATGGACGGTGCCGTTATCGGCAACATAGGGGTTGGTAGAGCGGGCCTGAGGAGCATTGCTCGACTCAGACCCGCTCGAATTGGTTCCCCAGAAGGAAGACCAGAAACCGGCCAATTGAGACCCTTAGAAGTAGTAAACGTTGACTACTTCAATGGTCCCGTTAGGCCGATCTAGTTATCCGGGACAAGGTGTCTAGTAGACGCCGACTGACCGTTCTTGCTGCTGCTCTACGACGTAGGCACCTAGAGCGGTGGCGATTACTGCGTCAATCTCTACTGAGCTGCTTGTCTTGTCGATGCGGTAGACGTCACCCTTTTGCTTTCGCACAGCTCGGGGCATCTGCACACTGAGCAGCGGCTCACCGCCGTGCACAAGGCCCTTTTGCATCACTTTGGAGTAAAGGAAGGACGCGGAGTTGACGGCGTCGGTAGCGGTACCAATCCAGACGGGATAGTTCCGCTTCTTCAACTCCATGAGGAACGGACGGAGCTTGTAGCCGTCCCCCGCGTACATCACCGGGCCATGCGCCCAGAGCTTCTCCGCAAGCCGAATGAGCTGCTCCGTTGTCGGGTGCACCAACCACGCCACAAGCTCGGTGTGAATGCGTCCGTCGGGGGTCTTCCGGTGAGCTGTGACCGTCGCGTATCCGTCCTCCGGGGTCTGGTCGAACGTGAAGACCAGGGGTCCCTCAGCCGGCCATATGTAGCCCTCACCGCGTTGGCAACTCATCCACCTGTCGGCGGGCATGTACGGGTTGGAGGACGCTGTGAACCGGTTGAGGTCATAGCGGAGAACGTCCGGCTCGGGGGTGCCCGCAAGATCAGCGAGGACGGCCCTCTCAGACTTGCGGCCAGAGGCAAGGGCGGGCTGACAGGCGTACAGGAACTCCAGCAGCTCGTCACGGTCGGTCGGTACGCGAGACTCGGGGGCCTCCCAAGCGAAGAAGCCGAACTGCTCGAAGTCAGGGTCCCCGGCCATGGCCTTCTCACCGTTGGCGTACAGGTTCACCAGTAGCTCTGAGTCCTCGTAGGCTCCTGCCGTGGTGATGCCCACCAGGATGGTGTTGTGTCGGCCACCCATACCCTTGAGCAGTGCCGTCCACAGCTCGGACTTGAGGACGTGGACCTCATCGACGATGCCGGTACTGACAGGGAGACCCTGGAGGGTGGACCCCTTGGCGGCGCGGATCTCGTACCGGCCTCCGGTGGTGGAGCGGATGCCTCGACCCTCGGTGAGCTTGTCGAACTTCTTCTTCATGGAGGGGTTGCCGTTGATGGCCTCCATGGTGCGGTTGTAAACAAGACTCGCTTGTTGCGCGGTGGACGCAATGCCGATCACCAGCGGCTTGGCTTCCCTCAGGAGCGCAACCAAGCCCAGGGCAGCGGCAATCTCGGTCTTACCCGACTGGCGAGGGATGCTGACAACAACCTGGCGGTAGCGGAGCTTCCCGGCCAGCTCATGGCTCTTGGGGTAGACCTCCAGGGCATGACGGAGTAGCCAGCACTGCCACGGCTCCAGCGTGTATCCGAACGCCACGCGCCAGACAATCTGAATGATCTTCTCGTACCGGTCCCAGAGGCTCGGGAAGTCGGGAGAGAGGGGAGCGGTGAACCGTGCTGGCTTGAGTAGGTGGGGCGTCACTGGTCCTGCTCCGCCTCAGCTAGAGCCTTAGCCAGCTCGTCCTCCTGCTCGACCTTCACGGGCTTCTTCTTGAGAAGGGACCGGTAGGTCAAGCCGAACTGCGAGAGCAGCGCGGGAGTCATCTTGGTGTCAAGCTGGGCTGCGGTTTGCTCAAGGAACACCACAGCGGGGGAGTCCTCATCTGCCAACCAGTCAGCGGCATCGGTCAGGAATGTTTCAACGGCCTCCGTGAAAGTCTTCATGGGGTTGTGCGTCCAATCTGCGAATATTTGCAACTCGCTGCGTTAAAAGGAGAGGTGGGGGCGGGGTGAGGGTGACCCCCACCAGGAAAAGCGGAGGAGGCGGAGCGGCTCACCAGAGCGAATCCAGCCAGCGAGGGTTGAACCCGGCATTTCGGATTAGTACCCTGTCCTGCTTCTTTGAGTTGCATGGAAGGCATGCAGCAACAAGGTTGCTTAGTTCATCGCGTCCACCTTGTGCCTTGGGTGTTACATGGTCAGCAGTGGTGGCCTCTCTACCGCAATAGGCACAGGTGTACCCATCCCTCTCTAGAACGGCCTGTCTGAGGGCCTCCCATGCGGGGCCTCTGGAGGACTGCTTACTCATAGGTGTCCTCCTCACGGCGGAACCCTGCATAGGAGGGCTGTGGACGCCCTTCTATATAGGCCCCCATATCAACCTCCCGCTCAGAGGCCTCCTCTGGGGTGGCCTTCTTGGAGGGCTTGACCTCGATGGTGAAGCTGAACCGGATTCTCATGAGGCCTCTCTGAGGGCGCGCCTGTAGTGGGTGTTGCAGAGGCCCTTTGCATGGGAGTCCTCTGTGCAGTCCTCGGCGGTGCACATCGGCTTGTCCTCTAGGGGGGGTCTGCCACCGGGGTGCCTGATGAGGCGGGCCTTGTCGTAGGCGGTCCAGTCGAAGGGCGCTTCTTCGGCGTGCATCTCGGCGTGCTTGAGGCGGAAGGCGGCGGCGGCTTCTAGGTCGAGTACCCAGGTGCCGTAGGTCTTGTCGCACCTTTCGCACCGGACTACCTGTGTGATTCCGGAGTCGTCTACCCATACGACGCCTGGGGGACGGGGTGGCTTGTCCTTGTTCTTCTCGGCCTTGCGCTTGAGGTAGTACTCAGAGCGGTACTTGCGTGCCGCTTCTGCGCAGAGGGCGCATCGGCACTTGTATGAGCCGTTGTACCGCGTGATGGTGCCGTGTTCGGGGAGCGTTGGGTTGATTCGTGCTGTTTGGTTGCCTCGGATGCGTCGTTGGTCGGCTAGGCACCCGGCGCATGGGCACCCGTACTGCTGTCGGGTCCATGCGGACACTGGGCGGTTGGGTAGGTGTCCCTCAGGGGTCTCCTGAGGGGGGTCTAGTCGCTCGGTCACTCGGAGTCGGCCTCCTGTGTGATGAGGTCACCAATCTCAAGGTCACCAAGTACGCCAAGACCAATGCCGCCTTCTTCCATGAAGCCGATGACCTCAACGTCGTGGGTGTACTGACGTAGGGACTCAATGATGAGGGAGTCGTGTACGCGGGTATGTACTCGGTGGATGGTGACGGGGCGGTCGTCTCGGATGCTTCCTGCTACTACGTGGACCCCGGCGATGGTTCCGAACTTGGGGGAGCGGAAGATTTCCTGGACTACTGCTGTGCCTCCCCGGAAGGTTGCTTCCTTGGTGGCCTTGATGCGCTTGCTTGCCATGCTATGTCTCGTTTCTGTTGGGTGCATGTACTGTTACATACAATGGTACCTGGAATGAGACAGGGTGATGATCTATTAGATAACCTCAGGCATCCGTAGACAGCGTCAGTGCAGCACCAAAACCATGTGGGCCTAGAGGCCCACTATATGGTTGATATGGTCCAAGCCCTGCAATCTCGCGGGAGTTGAAGAACCATATGAAGGCGTCAACATATGGTTTCATATGGTCTTGACGGAATGGGCATCTAGGGTAGAGAGCTAGACCTTCTATAATGGAATCACCCTGTTTCAAACCTGGTATCCTAGATGTACCAGGTTGGGAATGCTCAGAAGGCTCTAGGCGTTACATCTGGTACAGGCCGCGAAGCCAAGCCCCAAGGGTGAAGAGCTGATCCGCCTAGCTGGTCCGGAGGACGCTTCCTATTCCTTCTTTCTGCCCCTCCGGGCCAGCACCCTTCATCTACAGCGAGAGTCGAAACTGGCTGTGACCCCTAGGCTTCAGGCCCCGGACTTGGGTACTTCGACTCTCCCCATGTCCGGGGTCTGTCTACTTAGAGAGTCGAACAATGAACAACAACGAAGAGTCCTTCAACTGGGACGAAGTGATCCGAGAAGCAAACGCGCTACCCGCTGACTACATGGCGGAGGCGTTCGGGAAGCAGTCCACCCACTACCTGACGCTGGCAATGAACGCCACGGATCAGGGCGAGCGTGACCGCTACCTGGCGCTGTGCCTCAGCTTCACCGAAGCCGCGTTCGCTGAGCTGGGCAAGGAGGGTGCAGCGTGAACCCGCTAGACAAGGCCCTCCAGCTTGCTGACCTGGGCATGTACGTGTTCCCCCTGAACGGCAATAAGCGGCCCACCCTCCCTGAGGGGTACAACGGCCACCAGCGTGGACAGGGCGGCTTCTACCACGGCACTACGGACCCGGCAGTCATCCGGCAGATGTGGACCGACCACCCCGGCACGGAGGTTGGTGTGTGGGCGGGGCCGTCCAAGGTCGCATGCCTGGACATTGACTTCGACCCCACCAAGGGCATTGACGGCATCGGGACGCTGGAGCTGTATGAGCTTCCCTACGGCTCCCCGATCAGTCACCCCTCCCCGCGAGGAGGGGAACACCACATCTACCGGGCACCCGAGAACACACCCGGACCGAAGCCCGGACTCCTCAGCGGTGTGGACCGCAAGTGCGGGGCAAGCTACTTTGCTTGGCGGGGTGACGTTCCCACACGCCAGGAGCTGGACTCCCTACCGGAAGCTCCAGAGTGGTTCATGGGACCAGCTCACTCCTCCCGTGCAACCCTCACCGGCGTCGCCCCCATCACGGACACGGAGCTGGACAGCGTGCTCAAGCTCCTCCCGGAGGGTGCCAAGCGGTGGAATATCAACACCGAGACACACCACTATCAGGAGATGTTTGAGGCGGTCGGTGAGGTCATGTACTTCACCGTCTATGACCCCAAGGCCTCGGGCCTGGCTGACCAGTTCGGTGAGATTGTGAACTCGTTCATGGCCTCCGCCGTCACCTCCATCCCGGAGCATGAGCGACCCAAGAAGCTGCGTGACGCTGCTGCATGGTGGTACGCGCGTTGGACCGCCGATGAGTTCGCGGCAGGGTACCGCTGGGCGTGGAACATCCTTGCGTACGGTCCTGCCACCTCCGCTTCCCCGGCTGCGGAAGTTCCCGCGCCTCTGGCTGCTGCGGTAGCGGAACACTCGGAGGGCAGCTCCTGGGAGCCGGTTGACCTGGAGCTGTTCCTGTCTGGTGAGTTCAAGCAGGAGTACCCGGCGATCATGCACCGCGAGGACGGACCGGCCATGTTCTACGCCGGGAAGGTCAACGATGTCCACGGTGAGAGTGAGTCCGGCAAGTCTTGGATCGCGCTGTCGGCAACGTCTGAAACTCTCCAGCTCGGTCAGCGGGTCATCTTCATGGATCACGAGTCTGACCCTCAGACGGTCATTGGGCGTCTGCTGCGACTCGGCGTCACCAAGGATCAGATACGCGCCGGACTCGACTACCGACGCCCTCAGGAGTTCCACCTGTCGGAGGAGATGACCAAGGACATGGCGGCGTTCGATGCTCTGGCTTCCAACAAGGCCGCGCTGATCGTCATTGACGGTGTGACAGAGGCTATGGGCCTGATGGACATGTCACCTCTGGACAACGATGAGATCCGCAAGTGGTGGAACTCGTACCCGCGCCGCCTGGCCCGCGCTACCGGCGCGGCTGTCGTCCTCATCGACCACGTAGTCAAGTCATCGGACGGTCGCGGACGGTTCGCGTTCGGTGGTCAGCACAAGATGGCAGCGGTTGACGGGGCGTCGTACTTTGTGGACGTGGAGGAGGCCCTAGGCCCCGGCAAGATCGGTTCACTCAAGGTGTACGTCACGAAGGACCGCCCCGGTGGCGTGCGTGAGTTCACCGGGAAGGCCGACAAGGACCGTAAGGCCCTCTTCGCAATCTACGAGCTGGACTCGATGACAGGGCTTCTCTCCGGACGCTCCAAGGCCACGCTGCACCACTTTGGTCAGTCCAAGGCACTCCAGCTTGAGCTTGAGAAGAACGCCACACGGAAGGCCAACGTCCTTGAGGCGCTGGAAGCCCTCGGCGGCTACGCCACCAGCCAGAGTCAGCTAGTGGCAGAGGTGAAGAAGAAGTGGGAGACAGTGACCCCCAATGAGGTGTCCTCAGTCCTCAAGGACCTGGAGTCCGAAGGCAAGATCACCCGCCCCGAAATGCCGAACGGTAAGGCCAAGCCGGTGAAGCTGCTGGAACCGACCGCCTAAACAGAAGAAGCCCCCGCCTCGGTTGAGGTCGGGGGCTTCTTGTCTGTACAAGCAGAGTCTTATGTATCTTATCTACAAGTAGGTAGCAGTGCTTATCTGCAAAGTTCAGTGCTCCTGGTCGTAAGCCTCGATGACCGTCTGAGGCATGCGGCCTCGGTGTGTCGGCTCAACCAGTCCCTTCTCCTTGGCCCAAGCGAGGATGCCGGGGCGGGTGCCCTTCTTGTAGTTGCCGGAGGCCGCGACCTTGGTGGCCTTCTTGACGAAGGGCTTCACCGCGTCCTTGAGTGCCGCCAGCGACTCGGGGCCAAGGTCGATGGTGTAGCGCTCTCCGTCAACGGAGAAGGTCACAGCCTTAACCCCTTCCTCGGTCTTGCCGTCAAAGTCGTCAACGCGAATAGTCTTGGTAGCCATGAAGGTCAATATAGGCCTTAGAGGGTGAAGTGTTCAACCTCCCCCTTGATCAAAATGCGCTTGGCACCCTTGCCACCCTTAGCAACCTCAATGGTGAGGGTCTTAGCAAGGTCCCGCTTCTCCTCAACAGTGAGGGTCTTGAAGTACTCGATCCACGCAACGGTGAACTCCACGCCGGTACCCTGCACGCCGCCCATGAGATCTGCGATCCGTGCGGCCTCTGAGGTCGCGGTGCGGTTCTCCAGCCGCTCACGCTCTAGCCGCTCGATCTCGTCGGCTAGCTCAGACAGGCGGGCCTCCACGCCCTTCCGGTCCACACCCTTGATGAACAGGAGCTGGGTTGTCTCCTGCCGGTCCTTCTGCGCCTCCAGGAGATCGTCCTCAATCTTGCGCACCTTGGCTACGTCTGCGGCTTCTACGGTGCCCCAGCGGGCGCGGTGGTTCGCCTCGAAGTAGAGGGCGTGCATGATCCGATCCTCAGCAACATGCTTGGCAATAGAGCAGTGCTTGCGGGTGTCCCCGGCTTCACGCTTCCGCTCGGTCTGCGTCTGGCACTGGTAGTAGTCCTTGCGGGGGTACATCTTCAAACCACACACTCCACAGGTCATGACGCCGGACAGCCACGACTTGGCGACGGGGCGACCGTTGGGGGAGGGCTGGAGGGCCAGCTTGAGGCGGATCGCGTCCAGGTCCTCGCGAGAGACAATCGCGGTGATCTGAGACTCAACGTCCAGCGGCTGGCCCTTGTGCTCGACTACGCCCGCGTTCCTCCAGCGGCGGAGGACGTTCTTGACGCTCGCGGTGCTCCAGAGCTTCCCGGACGGGCCAAGCAAACCGGCAGCGTTCCACTGCCTCATGAGCGAGGTTGTGGACCCTCCAGCGAGGACGTGGGCAACCCCGTCCCGGATCGCGTCCGCCTCGGCTGGCTCCAGCTCCAGGCCGCCCTTCTTCCAACCGAACGGGGTACGCCCGCTGATCGGCTTGCCCTCCTGGAGCCTCTGCCGGTGCGCGGCCTTGATGCGGTCGGCCTTGTGCTCGGACTCGTGCGCCGCCACGTCCACCTTGATTCGGAGGAACAGCTTCCCGTTGGCGGTGGTGAGGTCCACGCTCTCGGACACGGTGCGGATGTTGGCACCGGACTTGGCGTTGAGGTCGATCAACCGTTCGCCGTCCTCGGGCTTTCGGATGAGGCGGTCAAGGTCCCAAGCTAGGAGCGTGTCGAACTCGCCGCCCTCGGTGCGCTTGAGCATTTCCTCAAAGGCGGGGCGTACCCGCTTGCTGTAGCCGGACGCGGATATGTCGTTGTCCTCGAAGACCTGCGTGATGTTCAGGCCGATCCTGGAGGCCAGCGCCTCGCACTCTGCGCGCTGGCGGGCGACGCCGCGCCCTAGCTTGTCGGAGTCGCGCGAGATGCGGAGGTAGAGGGCTGTCCGTGACATGCCCCTAAATCTATCGTGCTATTCGCCGTGTATCCAGGGCTGTTCATCCTCCGGCTCGGCATCGGCTGACCGCACGACGAAAGGACCACCATGACCGCACGAACGCAGGAGCAGCGGCGACGCCCCTGGCATGACGCCGCACCCCGGTTCCGCGCCTTCATCGACGACGAAACGGGTGATGTTCCCGGATGGGTGCTCGTCACGTTCGTGACTGTGTCCTGA